TTACAACTGGGGTATAAACAAATACTCGGCTCTGTTTCTCATAAGTCAGAGCCCCTTTGGTCACAAGGCGTTTAATTAAAGTCTGTATTGTTTTCGGACTCCAGTTTGTAGTCTGTAATAATTTGTCTGTTATTTCATTTGTGCTGATCGGAGCATGTTTCCATACGATTTTCATAACTTCAAATTCAGCTTCTGAAATCTGTGGCAGATCGCTCATTTTAAATCCCTCCTCAAATCTTACAGGTGTAATAAATACATTATAGACGTTATTTATGTGGTTGTCAATTTCAGAAAAAAGATATTGACTTGAAATCTTACTTGCGTAATAATTAAAATATTACAATAGTAAGAATTTTAGATGGTAACAAAAAGAAAAGAACCAGAATCACAACGGATTAGCTGGTTCCTTTACTCGTTTGAATTACCTCTTTTATGTATGAGTGCTGTCTGACGTTGGAGATATTCCGTATTTGATGAATTCGGTAAAGTGATTTATTCCAATGATACATTTACACCGTATCTTGTGAGAGTATCCATCGAAGATTTGAACATCCGCAAGGGTCCGGGAACAGACTACGACAAAACAGGTAAGTACACCGGAAAAGGTGCTTTCACTATTGTGGAAGAAGCAGAAGGCAAGGGTGCGAGCCTTTGGGGGCTTCTGAAATCTTATCAGAAAAATCGTGATGGATGGATTTCACTGGATTATGCCGAGAGGGTTTAGAAGCAAGCTGGACAGAGACAATAGGTTTCTGTCTGGCTGCTTTTTTCGGTTCCTGACAAGTTTGGACAGAGTGGAAAAAGAGTGGGTGAAAACCATAGAATTGCTTGACTTTACAGGGGGTTAGAGTGATTTATATACTACCAAAAACGAAAGGAGTACGTATTTATATGGTGATTGCAGGAACGATAAATAGAGTAGCTTTTTACTGCAGAGTCAACCATCGTGACAGAGACTATGAAAAATATCTGGACGATGTGATGAGGTGTTTGGAAGAAGAATATGGAAAACAGAAATGGGATTTACAGATATTCTTTGAGGAAGCTTCAGGAGCCGACCCGAACAGAAAAGAATTTAATCGTCTGAAAGCAGAAATAGCAGCATAGAAGATAGATGTTGTGGTTACCATGAGGGCTGCTACGATTGCCCGTAACTGGGGACAGTTTATGGAGTTCATACTGATTTGCAGTAAGAAAAATGTGGATGTGGTGTGCATTGACAAGGTAGAGGATGCACAGACCATTTTCCGAAGGATTCAGGAGTTTAAGAAAAGGTTTTTTGAAGGAAGTGACATAACGTGCGCGTAAAAGTGATTAACAAACGACCAGCTTCGGTCTTACAAAAGAAAAGGGTTTGTGTTTATGCCAGAGTATCTACAGACAGCAGAAGACAGGAAGACTCTCTTGAAAACCAGATGGAAACCTATGAGAGACTGATTACCGGAAATCCGGAATATGAATTTATCGAAGTATTTGCTGATCAGGGCATATCCGGCTATTGTGAGAACCGCCTGCAGTTCCAGAGAATGATGGAGAAGGCAAGGGCAGGAGAGATTGATTTAATTATTACAAAATCCATATCGAGGTTTGCAAGAAATACCGTTACCGTTCTAAAGTTCGCAAGGGAACTGAAAGAACTGGGTGTCGGTATTTTTTTTGAAGAACAGAATATTAACACTCTATCAGGGAACGGTGAGATGATGATTGCCGTCCTCGCTTCTTTTGCACAGGAAGAAAGCAGAAGCATGAGTGAAAACAATAAATGGTCCATTCGGAAGAAGTTTAAGAGAGGGGAAGTGATGATTACCACCTCCCGCTTCCTTGATTATGACAAAAACGAATATGGAGATTTGATTGTAAACCGAAAGGAAGCAGAAATTGTCAGTCTGACTTTTGATCTTTATCTACTGAATGTCGGCTCGTCAAGGATTGGGGAACTGCTTGATTACATGGGCGTGAAAACAGCGACGGGAACAACATGAGAGAGCGGAACCATCAATGGGATGCTTTGCAATGAAAAGTACAAAGGGGATTTTCATCTGCAGAAGTATTACACCCCTGAAAACAAAAGAAACCATACAAGGAAAAACAACGGGGAAGTGCAGAGTTATTACATTTCGGAAAATCACGAACCAATTGTATCGCCGGAGGTATGGGAAAAGGTGCAGGAAGTCAGGAAACAGAGAAAGCGTGACAGGAATATCGGGCAGGACAGCACAATGAAGTTCCAAAACCGCTATCCCTTAAGCGGAATGCTGATTTGCCCTTACTGCGGAAAAACACTCCGGCGCAGACGGGTTTACAAGAAGAAAATCCAATGGCTTTGCAGCACCTACATTGAAAAAAGAGTCAAGGCATGTAAAGGGATAAGGATTGATGATGCCGAATTGCAAGGCTTGAACATTACGGAACAGACAGTGATTGAGGAGGTGGTTAAAATGGCAAGAAGCATTACTGTTATACCAGCAAAGCAGATTTCGACTGCGGAATCAGGAACAGCACAGTCAGTGCAGAAATTGAGGATGGCAGCATACTGCCAAGTGTCAACCGACCAAGAAGAACAGTTATTAAGCTATGAGAATCAGGTCAATTATTACACAAATTATATCAGCGAAAATCCTCTCTATGAATATGCAGGGACTTATGCGGATGAAGGAATTTCGGGAACCAATACCAAAAAGAGAGATGAATTCAACCGCATGATTGCTGATTGCAGGGCGGGGAAAATAGACATGATTATTACTAAGTCCATTTCCCGATTTGCAAGAAATACGCTGGATTGCTTGAATTATGTGCGAGAGTTGAAAGATTTGGGGATAGGGATTATTTTTGAAAAGGAAAATATCAATACCCTCGATGCAAAGGGAGAAGTGCTGCTTACCATTCTTTCCTCACTGGCACAGGACGAGAGCCGATCCATTTCAGAGAACTGCACATGGGGAATCCGCAGAAGGTTTGAGACAGGAAAACACAAAATGAGTACAAAGCGTTTTCTTGGCTACGATACGGATGAAACGGGGAAGCTGGTAATCAACAGGACACAGGAGCCGATTGTAATTCGGTTGTATCAGGAATTCCTGGACGGAAAAACAACCGATTACATCAAGAGGATTTTTGAACGAGAAGGCGTGAAAAATTGGGATGGCGGTACGAAGTGGCAGTCCACAACCTTAATGAGTATGTTGGAAAATGAAAAATACAAGGGTGATGCCTTGCTGCAGAAAAGTTATACGGTGGATTTCCTTACCAAGAAACGGACGCAGAACAAAGGGGAAATTCAGATGTTTTATGTGGAGGATGACCATGATGCCATCATTTCAAAGCGGATATGGGAATGTGTACAGCTTGAAATAAAACGCAGGAAAAAGTATCTGGAGGAGCATGGGACAAACTCCTATTCCTACCGGCCGGAAAGCAATCCATTTGCATCCAAGAAAATTTGCGGAGACTGCAATAAGGTTTTGGCACGGAAAGGCTGGCGGAGCAGCACGGGTGTTGACCGTAAGGTATGGCAATGCAGTGAACGGTACAAGGTCAAAGGAGTCATGGGATGTGTCAACCGCCATGTGGAGGAAGAAACGCTGATAAAGGCTTATCTGATGGCTTGGAACGCATTGGTGGAGAACCGAGAGGATTTCATGGAGTAGTGGACAGAACAGCTGCAGAGCGAGAACCTATTGGAAGGTTATCGGGCAGAGAAGTTCATAGAATACACCGATGGGGCAGAGCCTTTGACGGAGATGGATACGGACTTCATGCTGAAAACACTGGACCACATCAAGGTTTTTGAGGATGGAACATTGTTGGTAGTGTTCCTGGATGGAACGGAGATTGAATGTAAAAATGAAGAGGAGTAAGAAAAGATGCCGATTGGGAGTTACGATTCCTGATAGGCTTTTTTCTTGTTCTTTTGAAGATGGTAAAATGTAGGTGGATGTGGTAAAATAGAGAATGAAATGAGATTTGTTTTTGGAAAAAAGGATAATTATTTTGATGCAAATAGAGATTGTGAAATATTAGCAAGAGAGGAATTTTAATGGAAGAAAACATGATTCCTATGGTAACACCAAAGGAAATAAGTGAAAAAATAAATCAATTCTGTGAGACGGTTAGTACAGAAACAAAGCCTGTTTATATTGATGTTGTGCCATACGATAAAGGAGTGGCGGGGAAATGTTTTCAAAATGTCAATAGCTACATAGAGGAGCATGGTGGTAAACGAATTGTTGGATGGAATATCTGTAGATGTAAAAATATCTTTTTACAAGCAGAATCGCATGCAATCGTAGAAACAGAGGATAAGAAATGGATAGATGTTTCACCTCATGGCGGGTGTGCAAAAATTCTATTTTTAAAAGATGAAACGGTTCAAGGATTAGAACATCCTGTAAAAAGTAAGTATCAAGTATTGACTGATTCTGGATTAGCGCAAGAATTTATAGAGCTGAGAAAACAGATTGAAAATATGCAATTTTCAAGTGAAGAAGGATTCTATTTGAGCCAGGAAATAATAAATAGGTATGCTTATTTTATGAAGAAGTTTTCAGAAACAAGAGGGAAAAATGAGTTTTGCTCTTGCGGATCGAACCTAAAATATAAAAATTGCTGCGGAAAAGAAGAGTGATAGAAGGGGTTGGGATTTTTGCTATATGATATTACAAATCCAGATGCTTCGTATGATTGGTTATATTCGGTTTTAAATATAAAAAAAGGAGACTTGATTTCCGACTATATATTAGAATGTAACAAAGATTTTGATACATTCTTTGAAAGGCATTTAAGTGAAGTGGAATGCATGGATATTAACCAGTTAGAAATAGTTGTATTTCATGTAACAACTAATGGAGATGGATGTGCCGAGATAAAGAAAAACGGACTCAGAGATTTGAAAAAGGTCCTTCAAGAGAAAACAGAATTAAATTCATTTTTATGCGAGAGAGGAATTCGATTTGATATTCCTTCCAAAATGATGTATGTCAATGACAAGGCTTTTGATATAGATTACACGAAATATACGGACTTGGACAGGGGAGCAAAACACGAAGAGGCTTTGCATAAAATAGGACATAAGATATTTTATGACTTTCAAGTAAATGGTTTTCTGTTTAGTCGTGATATATATGATTATGGAACAATTCATAAGGCACCAGAGTTTTTGCTTACCTTATCTGGATTTGGAAAAGAAACAGCCAAAGTAGATGATGACTGGGAGAAAGTTAGTGAGCCGTATGTGATTAAGTATAAAGCAAAGATTGTAGATTTTGAATATTACACATTTTATGAGAGTCAAGAGGAATACTTGCAAGATTATCATAATAAGTGGATAAGGTTAAAAAAACTATTACTGCAGAGAGCGGTTGATAGTACCTTTTCAGAGTTGTTATTGGATATTTATGCTTATATGAAACCAGGAAGGATTATCGGCCCGGAAAGAATAATAGATTGTGTCCCTGCGGAAAAATGGCAGGAAAGCATATCAAAGTATTACAAATAGAAAAAGGCTACGTTTTTGGGTGGGGTAAAGGCTATCCCCCTAAGTGGGGTATAAACATTTTGGCGAAAGGATACTTTTTCGCAAAAGTTGTTTCACGTCATGAGGATGAGAAGATGAGTAATGATTTTGAGAATTCACAGGAGTATAGGAAAGCACTTGAGATAGCTAAGAAGCAGGAAGAATTATATAAAAATGTTACGAAAGCGATATCTCCAGAAGCGTTAGCAAAATTTCAAGAACTCAGTAACAAATTAAGCGAATGGAAGAATTCACTTAATAATATGCCGGGGCTTCTAAAGTTTGCAGAAATGCTCAAAAATTATCAGCAAGAGGTCAGAGTAACTGAAGGTTTAACTGAAGCTGAGTTTGAAGAAAAATATAGATCTGAAATTGAGTGGAGTGAAAAGTTCGGAAAAAATGGTTGGGTTATTTCTGAGCATTCAAATCCTGCAGATATCAAAAATTGGGAACAATTATTATGTGAAGGGGAAGCAAAGGTAGCAGAGTTTTTTGACGGAGAAGATATTGTAATTCTTGATGTGATTATAGAGGGATTACAAGAAAAGTATGTTTCGGACGAGATACAGTTATATTTTAAGAATGGTATGCAAGCTTTTGAAAATGAAGATTATATGACTGCAGCTATGTACTTGCTTGCATTACTTGATAATAGAGTGAATAAATTAGTTGATTTTCCGAACCAACATATGAGTTACAAAGTTAAATATTCTAATAGTGGCTTTGCAAATCAAATGGCCGAGGATTTTAGACAGCTTACCGAAAAACGAGGATTTATGTCAAAGAAAATATACTTTTTGGAAATGTATCCTTCGTTAATTGCATATTTGAATAGGATATTTATAGATGGCTCATACAAGTTCGAAAAAGGTATAGAACCTCCGTATTTGAATAGGAATTGGTTAATGCATGGTCGAATGAATAGAAGCATTGAAAGATATGAATGTATACAGATTTTGAATGCACTAAGTGTTATCGAGTTCATGTTTGGAGATAGGTAAGGAGCATTACGAATGAATAAAAGAGATGATTTTTCGCAAAAAACTATAGATACGTTGTGTGAAAGAGTGGGAGGAAAGTGTTCTAATCCAAATTGTAGAAGAGAAACAAAAGGTCCCCACAGCAATCCACAAAAAAGAGTATCAATTGGTGAGGCGGCACATATAACTGCGGCAGCTGAAGGCGGACCAAGATACAATCCGGACTTGACGCCAGAGGAGAGAAGTAGTATAGAAAATGGAATTTGGTTATGTAGGTCTTGTGCCAGATTGATAGATAGTGATGAAAGGGTATATTCGATAGAATTACTGAGAATGTGGAAGTATGCAGCTGAATACGAACAATCTTGCATTATTAATCAGACAGATAATTGGTTAAAAACAAACGTTGTATTTGAAAATAGAAAAAATATAGCGTGTAGGAAGGCAAAAGAAGCATTAGATAATTTGCACGGTATATTGCAATACGCATATGAATATTGGAAACATAATTTTGAAAATCGACATTATGGCTCATTTTTGGAAAATGAGCTGATGGAACATTGGGTTTTATATGAAGATGACTTAAGAAGAATTTATACATTTCAAGAGAAAAGAGTGCTTTTGAATGAGGTATTATTGGAGTATTCACTGGATTTAGGACCGGAGATATGTAAAGAAATAAATAATTATTGCAATTATTTGAATTTCTCTTATCAAAGTGATACTTGTGGTCTATATGATAATTATTGGAGATGCTTTTTTGAAATGTTGTCTACTTGTTTTGATATTTTAGTGGGTATCAAGAACAATGTTGATGACATATTATACCGACAATATTCTGTATAATAAGGGGATAAAATCATTACCCCACTTTGAAAACCTATTGCATACTTTCGCTATGCAGTATAAAATCAAAGTTCAGGGGAATATTGAGACAGTGTGCATGTTGTCGAAACTCCATGAGGTGAAGTAGCATGTGAATGTGAGACTTGACATGGACGAGATGGATTTAACGGCAGCTGAGAGGCGCTAAAGGTTCAGGGAACATTTGCTCAGCACGGACCGAAGCGGAGCGGAGCGTAGACAGGCTACTTATGAGGAGATAAAGAAGTATATTGCACAGATAAAGCAGAAGCATGGCATTATAGAAAGAGAGAACTATAATAAGCCAAAATCTGAGAAAGGCGGACAGCCGGAATGCCCAAAAGATTTTCTTGTAATTTGTAAATATAAAGCAAAGGAAGTGTGAGAATGTCAAAAGATTTAACAACTTCTCAAATTAATAGACAAAATATTTTGAATAATGATTTAGCTGTTAATGAAATTCAAAATCAGACAGGTATTCAGGGTATTATATTTGATGGACGATTAAGATTTACAAAATCAATGGTGGCTACATATTTTAACGTAGATGTGAGAACAATTGAGAGATATGTTAGCGACAATTCTGATGAAATTACTGCAAATGGATATGAGATTTTAAAGGGAAAAAACTTAAAGAATTCATGGATTGTGTAATAGCTCAGGATGTTCCCGACATAAATGTCGGGAACATTAGCAATAGAACACCTCAAATAGCAATATTTGATTTTAAGGCTTTTCTTAATATGGCAATGCTGTTGGCAGAAAGTGAAAATGCAAAAGTTCTCCGACAAATAATGTTAGACATGCAAATATAGAGACGCTTGTGATATGTGTACCATAAAAGAAGATGATATTTGTTCTATATTACAGTCACTTACCAATAAGG